ACCTATGCCAAGCTGGACACCTGGGCGCGTTATAAAGACTTCCAGGCGCGTATGCGCGACGCCATCATCAAGCGCATCGCGCTGGACCGCATGACCATCGGCTGGAACGGTACCAGCCGCGCCGCCACTTCCGATCGCGTCGCCAATCCGTTGCTGCAGGACGTCAACATCGGCTGGTTGCAGAAGGTGCGCGATGCGGATCCGGCTCGCATCATGTCCGAAGTGGTTGCCGCATCCGGCGCTGTCAACGTGGGCGCCACCGGCGATTACAAGAACCTGGACTCGCTGGTGTTCGATGTCACCAACAACCTGATCGAACCCTGGTACCAGGACGATACCGAGCTGGTGGCCATCATCGGTCGCCAGCTGCTGGCGGATAAATACTTCCCCCTGCTGGAAACCTACGAGCAGCCCAGTGAAAACCGCGCCCTGGATCTGATCATTTCCGGCAAGCGCGTCGGTGGCCTGCCGGCGGTACGCGTGCCGAACTTCCCGGCCAACACCATTGCCGTCACCCGGCTGGATAACCTGTCGGTGTATTACCAGGAAGGCAGCCGTCGCCGCCACATCGTGGAAAACGCCAAGCGCGACCGTATCGAAGATTACCAGTCGGTCAACGAAGCCTACGTGGTGGAAGACCTGGGCGCCTTCGCGGCGGTCGAGAATATCGCCCTGGTTTAATCATTAATCACCGGACATAAAAGGTAACAACATGGCATCACCCGCACAACGTCACTTCATGCGCGTATCGGCCGGCAGGAGCGCCGCCGAGGCCGCCGTCAAAGGCCGCAGCCTGGAGCAGACCAACCAGTACGAAATCATGCTGATCCAGCTGGCCGAAGACAAACGCCGGCTGAAGGAAATCCAGAGCTTCGAGCGCAAGGCGGAACTGAAAGCCGAGCTGTTGCCCGAATACGCCCCCTATGTGGATGGGGTGCTGGAATCGGACGCCGGCGTCCAGGACGACGTGTTGATGACGCTGATGGTCTGGCGCATTGATGCCGGTGATTTGTGGGGCGCGCTGGAAATCGGTAAATACGCCATGGCCCATAACCTGGTCACGCCGGAACAGTACAAGCGGGACACTGCCACCTTGCTGGCGGAAGAAGTCGCCGACTATGCCCTCAACAAGGTGCTGTCACAAAAAGAAACCGTGAACCCGGAGCTGGTGCTGCTGACGCAACAGACCACCGCCGATCACGACATGCCAGACGAAGTACGCTCCAAGCTGCATAAAGCCGTGGGTGTATCGGTGGCCGACATGAACCACGAGCTGGCGCTCACTCACCTAAACCGCGCACTGGAGTTGAACAAAAACGCCGGTGTGAAAAAACTCATCGAACGAATCGAGCGAGACAGGAAAAAGGCCGAACAGGAAGCGGCCCAGGACGATACCAACTAACCGTGTTCCTCCCGCCACGGTGGCCCGGTGCTGTTTGTCAGGTGATAACGACAATAACGCACCGTAAGCCACCGTTTTTATAAAAGGTGTTTTCTATGGTCTCGTTCGTAGCCGCAGCCGATCCCAACAATACCAGCGACCAAACCGTCGGCAATACCGCTTTTTACCCGGCCATCACCGTGGCTGCGTTTCGCGCCGCTACCCGCGCCCAGGATTCCATTACCGACCAACGCATCATCGAAGCCCTGCGCTCCGCCATCATGGGCGTGAACCGCGAACTGTCCGCATGGCAGGCGCAACAGGTCGCGCTGGGGTATGTCACGCTGGATGCAGTGCCGGCGGATGTTTACGACAACATCTCGGAACTGGTTCATTACTATTTGACCGCCGTCTATTCCCGCGCCAAGGCGCAGATTCTTGAGTACTACCGCGACGCGGACAACAGCGACGACGGCGAAGATCGCGCCGACGAACTGGACAACACCCGCGACGCCTACCTCAGCGATGCCAGGCGTTCCATTCGCAATATCCTCGGTGAACCGCAAATGACGGTGGAGCTGATATGAGCCGCGTGGTCCTCAGCCGGCAGGGTGATACCGTCGATGCCATCTGCTATCGGCATTACGGTTACACGCACGGGGTGACTGAACAGGTGCTGGCGCATAACCCGGGACTGGCCGCCAGGGGCCATACCCTGCCCATGGGCGTGTCGGTCACCTTGCCCGACGTGTCCACCAAACCGGAACAGAAAAACATAAACCTGTGGGATTGAGAATGGACATAAAAGAACACCCTTTCCTGTTGATGCTTGTCGTCGGCATCATCGCCGGCATGGGGCAGCTGCTGGCCAGTGACGAAAAGCTGGTATGGCGCGTGGTGCTGGGCCGCGCCCTGTCGTCCGGGGTGCTGGGCCTGGTGGCCGGCATCATTCTTATCTGGTATCCGGACATCGATCAGCTGGCCATGTGCGGCTTCGCCGCCCTGATCGCCAGCCTGGGCACGTCCGGTCTTGAACGTATCGTGCAAATTGTATGGGGAGGTCGGCGGTGAGCGCATTAAGAGATCGCATCATAAACGGCATCATCGAGCGTGAAGGTGACTACGTGGACAACCCGGACGATTCCGGCGGACCGACCCGCTGGGGCATCACCGAACGCGAGGCGCGGGCCAATGACTACACCGGACCCATGCAGGCGCTGCCCCGGGCGGTCGCCTTCGATATCTACCAGGCGCGCTACTGGAATGCACTGAACCTGGACATCATTGAAAAGCTGGCTGCCAGTATCGCGGAAGAGCTGGCGGATACCGGCGTGAACATGGGCGTGCACCGTGCCGGCACGTTTTTGCAACGCGCACTTAATGTACTGAACAAAAAGGCTACCCAGTATCCCGACCTGGTGGTGGATGGCCAGCCAGGTGAAAAAACCATGAAGGCCCTCAAGCGTTACCTGTTCCTGCGGGGCCGCGACGGGCAGGTGGTGCTGTTGCGCATGCTCAATGCCCTGCAGGGGGCGTTCTATATCGAGCTCGCCGAGCGGCGAGAGAAAGACGAAACATTCATTTATGGCTGGTTTAGAGCGAGGGTTCAATAATGGCATTCGACTGGAAAGGTTTAGTCTCAAACATCGCGCCGGCGCTGGGCACGGCACTCGGCGGTCCCTTTGCCGGCATGGCCACCAAGGCCATCGCCGCCGCTATCACTGGCGACGAAAACACCACCGAGAAGGATCTGGCCGAAGCCATCCAGGCGGCCAATCCCGACACCCTGCTAAAACTCAAACAGGCGGACCAGGCCTTCGAACAACGCATGGCCGAGCTTGGGGTGGATCTGGAAAAAATAGCCCAGCAGGACCGCGCCAGCGCGCGCGCCATGCAGGAAAACAACAAGAGCCTCATCGTGCCAACACTGGCCACCATCACCGTGGGCTGTTTCTTCGCAGTGGTGTTCTGGATCCTCTCCGGCAAGGTGTCACTGGATAGCACCTTGCTTGGCTTCGTACTCGGCCAGGTATCCGCCAAAGCCGAGCAGGTGTATAACTTCTTTTTCGGCAGCAGCGCCGGCAGTAAGGAAAAGACCCAGGGCCTGCTTAAGAACGTGAAGCCATGAACAAACTACAATCCCTGCGCGACCACCTGCTCACCGGGCCGATTGAGATCGATGCCGATGACCTGCTCACCTTCGCCGATGAAGGCCAGATCATTTCCAACGCTTCCGGCACCAATGATCACTATGAATTTAATTACAAGGCAAACGTCATTATCACGAATTTCAGCGGCCATGCGGACCAGCTGGCCTTCTGGGTTCTGCAATGGCTCAAGATCGCCCAGCCGGACCACCGGCCTGAGGCCGTCCAGTTCGAGGCCGATGTCCTGGGAGAAAAAAGCGTCGATCTTTCCCTGTCGCTTAACCTGACCGAAACCATCAAAGTCTCGGCCGACGCCAACGGGGACATCCTGCTGCATCATGCCGATGAACCCAACATCGACCCGGTGTTATTGCCGGCCACTGAATGGACGCTGTATGCCAACGATGATCCCATAGAAACCTGGCTGCAAAATGGCTGATGATTTAACCGCGCTGGAAAGCTGGCTGGATCCGTTGCTGGCTAAATTATCGCGGCCACAGCGTCGCCAGTTTTTTCGCCGCATTGGCATGGCCCTGCGCCGGCGCCAGGCGGATCGCATCAAGCGACAGCAAAACCCGGAAGGTACCCGATTCACGCCTCGCAAGGAGAAGGTACAGAAAAAAGCAGGCCGCATCGTGCGGCGTAAAGAGATGTTTAAAAAGTTACGCCAGGCGCGGCACCTTAAAGTGGCCGCCGACGCCAACGGTGTTGCGGTCGGTTATAACGGAAAAGATGCGCGCATCGCAAAAATTCACCAGTTCGGTTTATTGTCGAGGGTCATGCCTGGTGGGCCTTTGTTTCAATATCCAGTGCGCCGGCTGCTGGGCTTCAGTGACGAGGACCGGGACTGGCTGCTGGATGAAATACAAAAACACCTGTCACAGTAAACACCGCTTTTACACGGCCCACTACACGCCACAAAAATAGCACTTATCCATAATCAGGCACATGAGCACATTCAGCCTGGTCGAACTATCCCGACGTTTAGAAAACCTGATTCGCATTGGTACCATTGCCGAGGTCAATTATGCGGCCGCCCGGGTGCGCGTCGCCTATGGTGAAGATGAACAGGGCCAGGTGGTTAAAACCGACTGGCTGCCCTGGCTCACTCGTCGCGCCGGCAACGACATCGACTGGTGGGCGCCGGAGCTGGGCGAGCAGGTGTTACTGGTGTGTCCATCCGGTGAACTGGCGCTGGGCGTCGTATTACCCGCCATCTATCAAAACAATCATCCCGCCCCGGCCAATGCCGAGACTGTTCGCCGCGTTAATTTTGCCGACGGCTCCTTCGTCGAGTATGACCGGGCCGCGCATAAAATGACGGTGACCAATAACGGCGGCGATACGCTGGTGAATACGGTTGGCAACCTGGATGCGGCCGTGGGCGGCGATGCCATCGTCAATGCAGGTGGGAACGTCGACATCGATGCCGGCGGTAATGCCACGGTCGATGCTGCCGGCATCATTCTCAACGGAGGCACTTCCGGCGGCGTGGTCTGCCAGGCGCATGTGTGTTCTTTCACCGGTTCGCCTCACCCGCAGGGGTCACTTACCGTAAGCGCGGGAGACTGATATGCCCAGCATCGGTCAGCCCGCCATCGCTAACATCCTCGGCGCGAAAACCTACACCGTCGAAGGCGGCTTCAATACCCAGTTCAATGTGAACGGTACCACGGTGCAAAAACTGGCCACCGCCATTGATGCCGGCTGGACCTCCGTATCGCCAACCACCCCCTCTAGCATGGCCGCCAGCTTTGCCGCCGAGTTTAGCGCCTACCTGTCCGGCCCTGGCCTGGTGTTTATCTACTGCGTCGCCCAGGGCATCGATGACGAAACCCAGGCCTGGGCCGATAGCTGGAACCCGATCCCGGCGGTGCACGCCTACACCGTCAACGCCGCGTCCATCGTCAGTCGCATCATGGCCTGCTCGCCGGTGCAGTCCAACGGCGCACTGGCCATCTCCGAAGCCGTGGCCGATGCGTTCATGACTGGTTTTGAACAGGAGGCCGGCTGATGGGCATGCATCGCATCACCGGCGAAACCATCAGCGGGCTGGATGAGCTGTCGCAAAACATCCGCGACATACTCACCACGCCCATCGGTTCCCGGGTGATGAATCGTGATTACGGCGCCAGCCTATTCGAGCTCATCGACCAGCCGGGCAACAACAGCACCCTGCTGAAAATATATGCCGCGGTGGTCGACAGCCTGTTGCGCTGGGAGCCTCGTATCCTGCCCCTGCGTGTCCAGCTGGCCGGCGGTGACCTGGCCGCCGGCCAGTTCGATATCGACATCGAGGGCATCACCACCACGGATATCGGCGATATCGATGCAGGCGACGCGGTGCAGTTAATCATTCCCCTGGGAGCCAGCTAATGCCTATCGATATTTCCCGACTGCCACCGCCGAATGTCATCGTGCCCGTCGATTATGAAACCGTGCTCAATGCCATGCTGGCTGATCTCATTGCACTGGATCCTGACATGGCCAATCTGTCGCCGGCAGATCCGGCGTACAAAATTCTCGAAGTCTGTGCCTATCGCGAAGTGCTCAAAGACCAGGAATACAATGACCGCGCCAAGGGCCTGCTGCTGGGCTTGAGTTCCGGCGCCGATCTGGATCACCTTGGTGTCACCTATTACGAAACCACCCGCCTGGTGCTCGACCCGGGCGATCCCAACGCGATCCCGCCGGTGGATCCCACTTATGAATCCGACGCGGATTACCTGGAACGCATCCTCATCGCCGAGGATGCCTATTCGACGGCGGGTCCGGAGAACGCCTATATCTATCACGCCAAGTCCGCCAGCGGCGACGTCAAGGATATCAGCGTCACCAGTCCATCGCCGGTGGACGTGGTGGTCAGCGTGTTGTCCACGATTGGAGACGGTACCGCCGATGCCGCCCTGTTAACCCTGGTCTCCGATGCCCTGAATGATTCTGTGCGGCCCCTGACCGACCAGGTCACGGTGCAGAGCGCCAGCATCATCACTTACACGATCAATAGCACGCTCACCGTGTATCCAAGCTTCGATATCGAATCGGTGCGCCTGGCGGCATTAGCCAACGTCACAGCGTGGGTCGAAAAACAACACCATATCGGCATCGATATTACCCTGGCCGGCCTGATCGCCGCACACATGGTCGAAGGCGTGATGGACGTTACATTCAACAATACTGTGGGCACCGACATTACGGCGACTCAGGTGGTGCTGCCTACCGAGGCGGCTTATTGCGTGGGCGTTACTGTCACTGTAGGGGGTACGGGTGAATAAGCTGCTTCCACCTAACGCAACCGAGCTGGAACGCAACCTGGTTGCCGTGACTGAACGCACCAGCAGCCAGAACATCACCGGCATCAGCGGCCTGTGGAATGCCGATACCTGCCCGCTCAAACTGCTGCCATGGCTCGCCTGGGCCGAGGGCGTGCAGGAGTGGTCCAGCCAGTGGGATGAAAACGTACAGCGCCAGGTCATCAAGACAGCCCGTGCCACACGTCGTAAACGAGGAACGGTTCAGGCGGTCAAGGATGCTGTTGCTGCGTTCGGTGGAGTTGTCGCATTGCGCGAATGGTTCGAAAACACGCCACCGGGCGTACCAGGTACGTTCGATGTCACCATCACCGGCGGCGCCGATTACATCGAGTCTGGCCTGCAAGAAGCGATGATCGCCGCTATCTGGCGCAATAAAAATGCGCGCAGCCACTTTATTCTAAATATCGGGCTGACGGCCCTGGCCGAGGTCAACGTGGTCAGCGTCGCCCATCCTGCCACTTATTTACGCCTTAACTTTACGGACTAAGCCATGACCACATTAAATTTAATCGTTACCGATACGGGCCGCGCAGAGATCATCAACGCGACCAATACAGGCACCTTGCCTGTTGTCATCAGTGAAATCGCCCTGGGCACCGGGCGCTGGGTACCGGATGCGACTGCGACCGCATTGAACACCGAAATCAAACGCATCAACACCATCGGCGGCGTTGCGGTAGCGGACGACACCATTCACCTGACCATGGCCGACTACAGCAGCGATGTTTACTCCCTGGGTGAGTTCGGCCTGTACACCGACACCGGCGTCCTGTTCGCCATCTATTCGGACGCGGTCAATGGTATTACCGACAAAGCCGCCGACGCCGCATTGCTTATCGCCACCGATACGGTGTTCACCACCATCGCGCCGGGCACGATTACCGTCAATGGTGCCGGCTTCACTAACCCGCCCGCCAGTGAGACAGTGCAGGGCGTCATGGAGATCGCTGATCAGCTCGAAGTGGATACTGGCACTGATCACACCCGCGCTGTAACACCGCAAACCCTGGCATCGATACTCAGCATGTATTTGCTTAGCGCGGGGTATAACGCCGCTGATGTGCTCGCGAAGCTGCTGACGGTAGACGGGGCGGGTTCAGGTCTGGATGCTGATGTGTGGCAAGGATTAACACCAGCGCAGCTTATTGCCAACAACGGATTGTTGTCATTTGTTCCGGTGACAGGTGCAAACGGAGAACTCGGGCAACTTTTGTTTACATCAAGCTCATCAAGCTTTGGCTGGACAACAGTAGATTCATTCATCATGGAAACTGGGAATGCAAAATATGCAGTGCTACAGGTCGATGCCTATGTAGATGCAACGGTTGCCGGCTCTACGCGAACACGTGCAGTATATGTGTCCGCTAGAGGGGGCAATCCTGGCGGGACCTCTTTTTACGTTAATCAGCGTCCGATTGTATATGTCCATTCAAAATTCTGGGGCGGAGGGGCGCCGGAGAGCCATGGGCAAAACACCTGTATCGTTCCGGTTAATTCATTGGGGCAATTTGATTTTGCAATTGATGCACCATTCTCGCCAACTGGAAATGCGTCCATGGTTCTGCTTGGATATTTTAAATAGATGCGTCAAAGCTTGCAGGTCACATACTCACGGCGACAGTCAGTGCTTAAGTGGTATACTCAAGTTGATCATAATGGATTCCATGCTGTAATTAGTTTTTGGCCCGTACAGAATACTGATAGATCCTCTTTCAGTATCGCCGAAGGTCAGGTATGGCAGTAGGATGATATCGATATTATTAACATACCCGGTCACCAATCCGCCAACGATTCCTGGCTCTATATACTGTCTGTGCCCAAAGCGTTGTTTTAATCCAATTCCCGCATACACCGATGCCTTGTAGAATGTATTTTTATAAAAGCCTGTCGTCGCATACAAGTTATCGCGATCTGGTAAATCAAAAACAAGGCCGAGGCCATAGTTATTTTCGTTTAACTCCTTAGTTGTTGCTCTGTCATCTATGTGGCGACTAAAGCCATTAATGACAATAGCGCTCGGGTTTACGATATCGATACCTGCTGACAGAGGTTTATTGATGACTGCTGCGATGAGGACACTGACTGAAAAAACGTAAATACATCTCATGCCAGTATTATCTAATGGACATCTTTAAAAACGAACGTGAATGATTCCCAAACATTCACTCCCGAGTAAAATAAGGATTTACACCTAAAACCATTCTCACTTCATCGCCTTTTATATCAACCTTGCTGTCATCGATGCTTATATCCAAACAGTGAGGATAATTTCATGCCCTACCATCACGGCGTCCAGGTTATCGAAGTAACAGAAGGCGCACGACCCATACGAACCGTCAACACCGGCATCATCGGTGTTGTTATCACTGCACCCAAAGGTCCGGTGAACACGCCGGTGTTGATTGCCGGTTCTCGCAGCAAGGCGGCGCAAACCTTCGGCTCCGGCCACGGCACGGCGGCGGCCGTGTTCGACGCCATCTTCGACCAGATCGGCGCCATGGTGGTGGCGATCAACGTGCTGGATCCCGCCACGCATAGCGCGCCCGTGGCCGCTACCGAATACACGGTGCAGGCGGACGACACCATTACCCTTCCGGATACCTACATCAGCAACCTGGTGGTCGAGTCACAGGACGGATTAACCACCTATGCCGAAGGCGTGGATTACAGTGTCAATCTGGAAACAGGCGTGGGCACCCGTATCGCGACCGGCGCAATTGCCGCCGGAGAAATCCTCTCTATTTTTTACGATGTCATCGACGCCACGCTGGTCACGCCGGCGGACGTCATCGGTGCGGTCGATGGCGTCACCGGCGCCCACACCGGCCTGCAGGCGTTGCTGACCACCAAGAGCAAGCTGGGCATCAAGCCGCGCATTCTGGGTGCGCCAGGCCTCGACGACCAGGCAGTGGCCACCGAGCTGGTGAGCATTGCGGACCAGCTACGCGCCTTCACCTACATCAGCGCCGATGCATCGGAAACCGCAGAAGCGGCAGTGCTGTACCGCGATAACTTCGGCAGCAAACGGGCCATGGTGATCTGGCCGGACTTCCTCGGCTTCGATGTAACCAGCAATAGCGAGACCTCACACTGGGCCACCGCACGCGCCCTGGGCGTGCGTGCCAAGATCGACAATGACACCGGCTGGCACAAGACTTTGTCCAACGTGCCAGTGAACGGCGTCACCGGTATCAGCAAGGACGTGCCCTGGGATTTGCAGAACCCCAACACCATCGCCGGTTATCTCAATGCCAACGAAGTCACCGCCCTGATCAACGAGCAAGGCTATCGCTTCTGGGGCTCGCGCACCTGTAGCGCAGATCCGCTGTTCGCCTTCGAGTCGGCGACCCGTACCGGCGACGTGCTGGCGGACACCATTGCCGATGCGCACCTGTGGGCCATCGATAAGCCCATGAGCAAAACGCTGATCGACGATATCGTGGAAGGCGTGAACGCCAAGTTCCGCGAGCTCAAGGCGCGCGGCTACATCGTCGACGCCAATGCCTGGGTGGACCAGGAGAAGAACACCGAGACCACACTGGCCGCCGGCGAGCTGCACATCGATTACGACTACACGCCGGTGCCGCCGCTGGAAAGCCTCAACTTCTATCAGAAAATCACCACCAGTTACCTGGTGCAGCTGGTCAAGTAATCCTGCCTCGATACAGCCGGGCTAATACCTGCTGTATCGTCTGGCGATAACCCTGGAGAAAAGCTCATGGCTTTACCTAAGAAACTTAAAAACTTCAACGCCTTCATCGAAGGCGAAGGCTATGCGGGCCGGGCCACCGAAATGGTGCTGCCCAAGCTGGTACGCAAAATGGAAGAGTACCGCGCCGGCGGTATGAACGGCCCGGTCGATATCGACATGGGGCAGGAAAAAATGGAAGCGGAAATTACCCTGGCCGAGTACTCGCGCAAGCTGCTGGAAAAATACGGCGTGACCTCAGCCGACGGTGTGCAGATGCGCTTCAAGGGCGCGGCGGTCAGTGACGGCGCCGGCAGCGAGACCGACGCCATCGAGGTGATCATGCGCGGTCGCATGCGCGAGATCGACCTGGGCACCGCCAAGGCGGGTGAAGATGCGCCCATGAAGCTGTCCGCGTCACTGAGCTATTTCAAGTACGTGCTCAATGGCGAGGACATTATAGAAATCGACCTGCTGAACATGGTCGAGATCGTGGCCGGTGAAGATCGGCTCCAACAGCAGCGCGATGCGCTGGGCATTTAGGAACAGGTGACACATGACACAGAAAAAGCAACCCGGCATCACGCTGGACACACCCATCAAGCACGGTGACAAGACGGTCGATGTGATCCACCTGCGCAAACCCAACGCCGGCGAATTGCGCGGCACCAAACTCTCCGACGTGTTGATGATGGACGTCAGCGCCATGATCAAAATCATTCCCCGGGTAAGCGAGCCGGCATTGACCGAGGATGACCTGGCCAACATGGACCCGGCGGATTTCACCGAGCTGGCGCTGGGTGTCGTGGGTTTTTTGGAACGCAAGAACGACTCCCGTTAAGGGTCGAGGATGTCATGGCGGATATCGCGGTGGTGTTTCACTGGCCACCGACCGTCATGGATCCAATGGAACTGGATGAATTAATGGACTGGTGGCAGGCCGCCGTGAAGCGCTGGTCTAGGTCCGAGGACGACGAGGATTAGGGAACAGGGCAATCAGGATGAAAACAATCAGCGTCAGGGTAAGCGCACCCATGCCGGGTGTGCTTAACGCAATCAGAAAGCCAAGTGTGAGCAACGCTTTATATAAATAAACCATAACAGGCAGTATAGCACATGGGTATGCGTGATCTTCAGCTCTCCGTCATGCTGAAAATGGTGGACAAACTGTCCGGCCCCGCTAAAAAAGCCGGTGTGGTCAACCGGGCGCTGTCCAGTCGCCTGCGGGATACCAAAGACGCCATCAAACAGGTGAACCAGCAGGCCCGCAAGGTCGAGCACCTGAAATCACTGGGCGTCCAGCTCAACACCAGCGCCGCCAAACTCGACCAGGCACGGGCCAAGCTCAAAGGCCTGCGTCAGGAATTCGCAGCCGCGAAGCGTTCCGGTAAAAACCTCGACAGTATCCGTAAGAAAATGAACGCCGCCGGCAACAGCGTCAGCCGCCTGTCAAAGCGGCATCTGTCGTTGCGCCAGCAAACCGGCAAGCTGCGTCATGAACTGCGCGCCGCCGGCATCGATACCAGTAAACTAGGTAACGCCCAGTCGCAACTGTCGCGCCGTACCGAGCGCCTCAACAAGCGCCTGCAACGCCAGCAGCGCATGCTCAGCCTGACCCGTGCCGCAGGCAGCAAAATGCAGGCCGCCTGGAGCAAGGCGAAGAGCGCGACCCTGTGGGGTGCCGGCGGCGTGCTGGCGGCTGGCATTGCCGTGGGTTCACCCTTGATCAACACCGCCGCCGAGTTCGAAGGTTACCAGGCGATACTGGAAACCGTGGAAGGCTCCCAGGCAAAAGCCCAGGCCAGCATGAAGTGGGTATCGGATTTCGCCGCCAACACACCCAGCGAGCTGGGGGAAGTGACCCAGGCGTTCGTGCGTTTACGCTCCTATGGCCTGGATCCCACCAGCGGCCTGCTCAATACCTTAAGCGACACCGGATCCGCCATGGGTAAGCCCATCATGCAGGCGGTCGAGGCCATTGCCGATGCGGTGACCGGTGAGAATGAACGCCTAAAAGAGTTCGGCATCAAGGCCAGCGCCGACGGCGACCTGTTCAATTACAGCTACACGGATAAACAAGGCGTGCAGCGCACCCTGTCCGCGCTGAAGGATGACCGCAAGTCCATCGAGAAAGTGCTGCGCAAAATTTGGGATGAGAAATACGCCGGCGCCAGCGAAAAACGCTCGAAGACCTGGGCGGGCATCATGTCCAACCTGGGAGACCAGTGGACGCGCTTCCAGGTAATGGTGATGAACTCCGGCCCGTTCGAAAAACTCAAGGGTCACCTGGGCGGCTTACTGGCCCGGCTGAATTCCATGGCTGCATCCGGTGAGTTGCAGCGTTGGGCGGAAACGGCGGGCCGGTACATTATGCGTTTCATCGATGTGGTGGCGGTGGCCGGTGCGAAGGTCTGGGAGGTGGTGCAAACCCTCGCCGGCGGCGCCTCATGGCTGGCTAATTTTGTCGGCGGCTGGGGCAACCTGGCCATCGCCGTGGCCTCGGTCAAGCTGGCGCCGGTTATCGGTACGCTCACCACCCTGGGCAAGCTGGCCATGGGGCATCCCATCATTGCCCTGATCAGCCTGCTGGCCAGCGGCGCGTTACTGGTGATAGCCAACTGGGACAAGATCACCGCCTGGGCCGCGCCCTACTGGGAAAGCCTGAAAACCATTTTCATCGGCGCCGGCCAGGCGATCAGTGACTTTTTCTTCAACTGGACGCCGCTCGGTTTAATCATCAAACACTGGGATGGCATCAAGGCGTATTTCTCGGCGCTGCCGGACCAGTTCGCCGAGTTCGGTCGCAACATCATCAGCAGTCTGGGCGCTGGCATCGATGAAAAGCTGACCTGGATAAAAAGCAAAATCACCGGGCTCACCGATTTATTGCCCGACTGGATGAGCGACAAGCTTGGCATGGGCGAAGCGGCCAGCAAAAAAACACCAGGTGTTTTACCGGCGGTGATGGCCGCCAGCTTGAGCACCGGCGCCATTCAGGCCGGGCCGGCACTGGCGGCGCCATCGGCCCAGGCAAACACCACGGTGCAGGCCAGCATCAACGTAGCGGCTGCACCCGGCATGAACGAGCAGACACTGGCCGAAGCGGTGGCCCGTGAAGTGGACAAGCTGGGCCAGCAGAAAGCCGCCCGTAAACGCGCCGCCCTGTACGATGAGGAGTAAGCAACCATGATGGCCACGCTCGGACTGTTTGTGTTTCAGCTTAAGACTGCACCCTTCCAGCAGCTGCGCCGATCCACCCACTGGCGCTGGGCGAGCAACAGCCGCATCGGCGTGCGTCCTTCGTATCAGCACCTCGGCCAGGGGGAGGACGCCATAACCCTGACCGGCACCCTGCTGCCGGAGATCACCGGTGGCCGCGTCAGCATCGATGCCCTGCGCGTGATGGCCGACGCCGGCAAGGCCTGGCCGCTGATCGATGGCGAGGGCACCATCTATGGGCTATGGTTCATCGAAAGCATCGAGGAGACCCGAAGTATTTTCTTCAAGGATGGGGCGGCTCGTAAGATCGAATTCAGCCTGTCGCTGAAACGCGCCGATGACAGCAAGATCGACCAGCTCGGCTCGCTCACCCGTTTAGGCCTCAGCCTGTAATGCGCCCCGATTACCAGCTCATCATTAACGACCAGGACGTCAGTGATCGCTTCAAGGACCGGCTGATACAACTCAGCCTGCGCGACGCCCCCGGCTTCGAAGCCGACCAGCTCGATATCACCATCGACGACAGCGACGACGCGGTGGCATTGCCGGAAACCGGCGCGGTCATCCGCCTGAAGCTGGGCTGGCAGGGAGAGGACCTGGTCGACAAGGGCGAATATAAGGTGACCGAGGTAGAACACAGCGGCGCACCGGATACCATCACCATCCGCGCCCTGTCGGCGGACATCAGCGCCGGCCTGTCGGCCCAGAAGACCTACGCCTGGCACCACACCACCCTGGGTGGCATTATTGCTACCATAGCCAAGGTCCATAGCTTAAAGCCCGCCGTCAGCGCCGTGCTGGATAGCCGTACCATCCGGCACCAGGACCAGACAGACGAAAGCGACGCGCACTTCCTCACCCGCTTAGGCGTGGAGCACGATGCCGTGACCACGGTGAAAAATGGATATTTGCTGTTCATTCAGCGCGGCGAAAGCAATACCGCCAGCGGTGCCAGTCTCGAACCGGTGACTCTCACGCGGGAGGACGGCGATAGCCACCGCTATCTGGCAGCAAGCAGGAAATTGAAATATAGTGGGGTCAGGGCGCGCTGGCTGGATACGGATACCGCCATGGCCAGGACGGTAATTATCGGTGAAGACGGCCAGTGCAAGGTTCTGCGAAAGACCTATTCCACTGAGGCTGCAGCCCGAAGTGCTGCCAATAGCGAATGGAGGCGCATTAGCCGCTCAGCGGCGACTATGAGTTTGACGCTGGCGGTGGGGCGGCTGGATCTGATCCCTGAATCGCCAGTGGTGCTGGAAGGCTGGAAAAAAACGATCACTGATGAGGCCTGGGTTGTGGCTGAAATCAACCACACGCTCAACGACAACGGCCTGGTGACCAGCCTGAAAATGGAAACAGTCTCGCCTTAATTTAAGAAGGTGGCTCGATAAAATCCTGGCTGGTGCCGTGTAGGGCTGGATATAAACAGATATCTAGATACAGGCATCTATGTCTAAATCACTTTTATTGAGAATAAGGAAAATAACTAATGAATAGTTGGTGGGACTTAGGAGAGTGGTCAGGTTTTAGAGGAAACACACTCGCGACATTTCAAATTGAATGTCCATTCTGTTCTGAACGTGGAAATTTCGAAGTCGAGCACCACGCAGAAAAGAAAAAGCCGAATGGAAGCAAAGTCCTCAACTTCGACACGCTAAAATGTGGAAATTGTGCTTCTTACGTTATGGTTTTTTGGTCCGCAAGTCGGGATCACCACAATTACAAAATTGTTCCTTGGCCTATAGGCAAGCTGAAAAAATATCCAGACCATTGGCCAGAAGCTGTGGGGCGATATTGGCTGCAAGCCAAAAGGAATCTCAAAGATCAGAATTGGGATGCGGCAGCATTAATGGCCAGAAGCTCGTTGCAGGTTTCATTACGCGAACAAAATGCTATTGGCAATAATCTTAAGCAAGAAATTGATGATTTGGCCGATAAAGGTGTTCTTCCAAAAATAATGCAAGACTGGGCGCACAATGTTCGGGAATTAGGGAACGACTCAGCCCACCCAAAACCTGATCAGCCACCAACCTCGTCAGAAGATGCGAAGGACATTGTAGGATTCATGGACTACTTATTTGAATATCTTTACACGTTACCAAAGCAAATTAACGAATATCGTGAACGAAAAAAATCATAACAAGCATGTTAAAAAAACAGGGCGAGAAAGGAATGGCATATACATGGATGCGGCAAAAAGAGCATCACCACTTATTAAAATTTTAAGGGCAAAAGGATAATTCAATTATGCAGGTAGAAGAACTTTACGATCTTACAAGCTGGGTGCAGAGTGAAATTTCTGATAAAGGGATCGTTAAAAAATATCAGCAGCTTCATGAGGTTCTCCAATTTAATGCTCAGCAAAACCAACAACAGAAACCATTTGAAGAACAAAAAAATGCTCTAATTCAATCTTTAGAAATGATTCCTCTTGTGGATCTATCTATAGGGCAATTGGATATATTGTCTATTATTGGTATAGCTGACAATGTTGGCGAAGAAGGCGTTAAAAAGCTAGAGGAGTCATTATTCAGAAATGTGATTGATACTGCTACAGCATCTTCTAATGTGCAAGCATCAATTCAAGATATCGACAGCGGAATACAGTGGTCGCAGCAAACCAGGGACCTTCTAACAAAAATAATTAACAGCGAAGAAGTAAGCGAAATCGGTGAATCCGTATTGCTTCGTGTTCATTTTACCGGCGATGCGCATCTTTCAAATCTCACAGAATTCAAGGACTGGGGTAAAATTTGGTGGGATATAGGCCGCGGTATTGCTATGGCCCACAATGAAGCTCCTGAAAATATTCGTGTCGTTGGAGCCAGCAAAGGCTCCATAATAGTCAGTTTGCTTACGGTTTATGGTATCGCAAAAACCACCAGCGGAATAATTATGGAGGCATTAAAGGTTGCCGAGAAAGTATTGGATATAAAGAAAAAGGCACAAGAAGTTCGTGCATTGAAATTAGCTAATGAATTAGCTGAGAAGAGTTTAGGCGAAGCCGAAGATAAATTGAATGAGGCAGCTCAGAGTGAAAAAGAAAATGGAGTCGAAAAAATAATTGAAACTACCATAGAAAAGCTTGGCCTCAATAGAAATGGAGAAGGTGACAAAGTGAGTGCTTTAGACAGCTCTATTAGGAAGCTTGTTGATTTTGTAGAGAAAGGTGGAGAAATAGACTTTGTATTACCTGATGAGGAAGAAATCAATGAAGAGGACGAAGAAGCTGCCGATGCAAATATTAAAGAGCGTGAAGATCTACGTATGATGTTTAAGGAGATACGACAGCTAGAGAAAAAAGTCCATCAACTTGAATACAAGAAAGCCCCCTGACAAGCGGAGTAAAATAGGGTCAGAGAGCAATTTCTTCTAATATTCGCAACAATTGGTCTCTGACCCCGATTAATTTATGACCCCGATTAATTTAAACATGGATAATTTGCTGCGTAGCGCTTCGCAAATTTCCAGTTATGCGAGGCGTTAAGCCGGGGAGTTAGTAAGTGGCTTATGTATATTTAATCATCGAAGAACCCTTCGAGGGTGAAACCCTGAAAGATTGGGTCAAGATTGGATATTCACAAAACCCACCTGAATGGCGAATGGATGCCAATTTGAAGCGCGGAAACCCACGCTCAATAAAAGTCGCAGCGGCGTTTGAATACCCCAGTAATGAAGATGCAAAAAATGCAGAGAAGGCGGCCCACAAGGAATTCAAAGAACATTTACATCAGAAAGAATGGTTTCAGCTTCATTGGAAGCAAGTCGAGAAATGGTTTATCTCTAAAGGTGCAAAGTTTCGAGGAAAACAGGGTCAGAGAGCAGTTTCTTCTAATGTTAGTAACAATTGGTCTCTGAACCTGATTAATTTTTGTGTAGGTGTGGACATAGACCTAATATCCAGATGCAGACATCTATTTTTAAATATGAGAATCATTCCTATATTTAGGAATCTGTCACAGTTAGGCGCATATGAAACCAATTGATGTAGACATAACAGATTATCACCAGATGGTTGAAATGTTTCATGGTGAGAGTGACAGAGGCGCAGCTGTTTTGGCAGGTAGTTATGTGGAAAACTACTTAGGTAAATTTCTCATTTCGAAA